TAAGCTGACAGTAGGCGTTGATCTCACTCCACGAGAGAGGGTTCGGTCCGAAACCATTGCCGCCACGCGCGCGATGAAGCATGGCGAAATGGTTCCAGAGGTATCGGAGCGGCGTCGGAAGCTCGGGAGGCTTGACGGTCTTGCCCGTCGCGCGTGCGACAGCGTCGTAGTGCGCGCCGAGAGACGCGCCACCACCGACAGACTTTCGCATCGCAAAGACGTGCTTCCCATACTCGATCAGCTCCCCGACGACGCCTTCATAAAATTTGCGCGGCTCGTGGCGAACGCGTCGACCTGCTCGCGCAAGACCGGATAATTCGTGTACAGCGCCCGGGCTGCCGCCTCGCTGTACGGGATCTCGTTGCCTTCCGGCGTGAATACGTTCTCCCACCCGACGGTACACGCGACGAGAATGTCGAGCGTGTCGCGCTCCGCCTCGTCCAGATCGATCTCCTGAGCCTTGCCGCCCTCGTACCTGCGCAGGCGCTTCTGGATCTGGCGACGCGAGATCTCCCGATATCGGTCGCTGTCGGGTCCGAGAATGCGCAGGCGTACCGGCTGCCCGTTGCGCGCCATCAGCGGCTCGTCAGAACCGACTTTCTTCACGGCCATGAATACGCCCTCGTCGGCGAGCGTTTTCGTGTCGATGGCGTCGAGATCGAACTTCATTGGCTTTCTCCAAATTGGGCGGGAGCCCCGGACGACCCGAGGCTCCCGTTGAGGTTAGACGTTGCTGCGCTGGATGATGAGCGAACCGTCGTCGACGCCAGAGACGCCAGACGAAAGCAGCGCTTGGAACGGCGACTGCAGGATGACGCCGCCATCCGGACCGACCGTCTTGCTGCCGCCCATGAGCTTGACGCGTGGCATCCGGAAGCAGAGGAAGTCCGTTCCGTTCGCGTCGTCGAGCTGGATCTGCATGTGTACTTCGGTCTCGTTCAGGAAGTAGTTGAGGACAGTCAGATCCTCGAAGTACGCGGTCAGGTTGCCCTGAATGACCATGCGGCCGTAGAAGATGTCCGGCACGAAGTTGGAGCCGACGACAGGCGTCGAGTTGAGGTTGTTCGTCACCGAGAAGTCGACGCCCGTGATGATGGCCGACGGAGTACCGGCAATCGACAGCGAGCCGCCGACAGCGGTCAGAAGGTTCGTCGCAGGCGCGGCGGTAGGCGCGGCGAATGTCGGAGCCTGCGCCCCGGAGGTGAATGCAGCGTTCGTGCCCTGCATGCCGAAGGAGACCGTCGCCATCCCGGTCGGAGGGAGCGAGACGCCCATCTCGCCGACTCGGCATCCGAGGAACTGCTCCGAAACATCGATGTCAGGGTAGTGCTGTTCGATGGTGAACGACCGCGCGGTCGTACCCGGAGCGAGCTTGCGGCCCTGCACCGTGATCGTCCACGTAGACGCCGAGGCCGCCGTAACCGGAGACGGGAACACAGTTGCAACGGTCGCCGTCAGTGAGACGATGCGGAAGTTCTTGCTCGTGTTACCAGTCGAGCCGGTGATCCGGAACACGTCGCCAACCCTGAGTCCGGCAGTGATGTACGAGCCGGCCGACGCAGTGAATATTCCCGTCAGCGAGCCGCTTGTCGCCGTGACCGTCGCGGAGGACATGGCCGGCGTCGTGTTCTGGATAGTCGTGCCAGCGGCCCACGTTCCACGCAGGACAGCCTCGATCCAGTCGTCGTAGGTCTGTGTCGACAGCTCGCCCTGAATAGCTCCAGCGACGCGGCGCACGCCGTGGCGAGCGTCGAATACCTGCTGGTCGGGTCGCACCTCGTTCGACGAGAACGCTTCCTTCGTGAGCGCGAGCGTCGAGCTAACGCGGCGAATGCTCTTGCCGGCGGCGGCAGAGGCGGTGCCGAGCGTCGTTTCGAGGCCATAGCGTATCAGCGCATTGACGTTTGACTGCAAAGGCATGTGAGGACTCCTTTAGATGTTCGTGGTGTGTCCGACCATCGTCACGATGACGGACGCGTTGATCCAATCGGGCTCCTGCGACAGGCCCCTTCTTTCGGCTTGCTGAACGACGCTCACCTGACCGGCATAGGTCAGGGATAGTCCGGGCGGGTAATGCGCAAGGAGCGCCCCTGCCATTGTGTCGATTGCTGTGCTTCCAGCGTTCGGCGGGTAATGCAGAGTGAAAGTGGCGAGGCATCGGTGAGCAATCGTCCCGCCAGACCCAAGCGCCCCGACTACCGATGAAACGGGGCTGAACGCCTCGGAGATGAAGGCGACGCCTTTGACCGGAACGAACGTCCGCCCCTCCCACGCGATAGGCGGCAGGTTCGCCAGCGCGGTCAAGCGCTGCCGGATGGCGGCCCTCATGTTGGCGTGAAAGGTCGCGACGCTCACAGGCCCAGCTCCTGCGCCACCTTGCTGACGATGTCAGAGAACCGCTTCATGTTGCGCGTCACGAAGAAGCGGCCCGTCATCTTCGACGTACCGAACTCCACGTATTGCGCATAGGCGGCGTTATTCGTCATCCAGAACTTGTCCCCGGCGCGCATGCCGGTGATCGAGGCGGCGAGCTTCACGGACGGGTTGCCGTTCTCGCCGTCGCCTGAAGCCTCGGGCGTGTTGAGCGACGGCTGCCACGATCCACGCAGGAAGCCCGTGTCGACCGGCGTGTCCTGAATGACGTCCTCCGCCATCTGTTGGCAGGTCTGACGCGCGAGCGCATCCATGTTGCCGGAGAACTTCCGCGCCCACTCCTGCACGTCGAAATTGAACTGCCGCCCGTTCTGCATCTCACCTCTCCACGTAGGCCAGAGCGTAGGGAGAGCCGTCGGCGGCAGGATCGAGCGCGCTCACCCAGATCACGGTCCAGTTGACGCCCGCCCATGACACCTGATCGCCGGGCGCGGGCGTCTGGCCCAAGGCGGGCGCGAGATGAAGCTCAAGAATGTTTCTGTTCTGCAGGGAGCCGATGCGGAACTCGGCAGACTTGCCCGGAGGCAGACCCACCGCAGGCATCGCGAACGTCGTCGTCGAAGAGGACTCGGCCTGCGTGACCGGGTCATACGTCGATACGCTCTTGCGCGAAAACGTCGTCGTGACGCCGTTGCGCGAGATCAGCGATGTCGCGGTTGAGGCGGCCGCAGAGAATGTCGACATCGCGTCACTCCAGCGTCGTATCGCCGGGCGTGTCGTTCATCCCGATGGAGAACTGCCCGGCGGTTTCAGGAGTGGTCCAGAGCGGCCCGTTGAAGTCGAGCGGGTCGCGGATGTACTGCTCAAGGATCTTCTGAGCGTAGCGCCACACCTTGCCCGGAGGAGCGCCGTCCGCATAGGTCACGCTGATCGGCCCGACGCTCTCGGAGCGGACCATCCCGCCGCGATCAAGGTCCGCATACAGCGGCTGCGACAGGGCCTTGTAGGCCAGCTCCGCACAGGCGTGCTTGAGGCGATGAGGAACGCCCGTAACCGGGTGCGAACTCCAGTCGATCAGGTCCGCCCGGGGAAACTCCAGCGACTGCTCCGCCAGCAGGCGGGAGCCCTTGTAGCGGTTGTATGTGTCGATCCATCCAGTCGCCAGACGGATCGCCGCCTCGATGGCGAAGTCCTCTGAGTCCTCCCAGCGATAGTTGTGTTGGCTGCAATACGTCTTGAAAAACGTCAGCGAGATGTAGGCGTCGGCGTTGGCGAGCCCTGCTCCGGTTTCAACGATCAACGCCATCGCTCACCTCACCCGATCTCTTGCAGTCGACGCTGCGCCTCGTCCTTCGACAGGCCCTTGGCGACGACGTCGCCGGCTGCGTTCAGGACGTCGAACTTGCCGAACTGCGCGTACACTAGCCGTGGCTTGCCTTGCTCCTCAGTTGGCTCAGGAGCGGCCTCTGCTGCTTCCGGTGCCGGAGTAGCGGCCGCCTCTGCTTTCGCTACCACGCGGCGAACTGGAGCCTTCGGCGCGGGCTTCTCAGGCTGCTTTGCGGGAACCTGCCCGATGGTGACCTCGATCAGCCGGCTCTCCCACATCTGGCGGAGGCGGCGCGGCTCGATGCCGACCTTGTCTACAGGGTCGTCGTAGTTCAGGCGGACCCCATTCAGGACGAATGGACGGTTAGCCTTGAAGGCGCTTTCTAAACTGAACGGTGTGCGGTCGTGCATGCTTTCCAGACCTTGCAGGGGGTAGCGGGGCGAGCCCGGAGGCCCGCCCCACCGACTCACGATTAGGCGATGATCGTCGTCCAGAAGAAGCCGAGATCAGCGGACACGAGCTTCTGGTCGAAGCACATGTCGATCTCGACGCGGTCAGAGCTGAGGTGCTCAAGCCGGAACGACTTGATGCGGTTGCCTTCAGCTCCAGCACCGAGCAGGCCAGTCCACGAGAACGTGTAACCAGCGGTCGGGGTCATGAGGCCCGGGCTGGTTGCGCTGTGGACGAGCAGGGCCGACTTGCCGCCGATGAAGGAGTGAGACATCGTCTGCCCTTCGGCAGCGGTGTTCTCAATCGAGTTCATGACGAGCACCTCGTCGACGCCCAGAAGGCGCGCGAGGGTGTCGGCGTTCGCCATCGCCGGAGCGCCGGCTGTCTGGCCGTACTTGATACGGTCGACGATGTCCGGATGATCGAGGAGCGTGTCGAAAACGGCGCGACCAACGACGAGCTTGTTCGCCTCAAACCCGGTGCGCTCCATGATCGAACGCTTGCCGGCGCGAATGTTCTCGATGGGGTCTGCTGTGGCGTCGTTCCACTGCTTCACCTGACCAGCGCTCGGAGCGCCGGAGACACCAGTGATGTCGGTGCTCCATTTGCCGGTCGTGAAGAAGTTCGTGGCGAACAGCTTCTCGCGACGGATAAGCGCTTTGTGAGTCACGAAGGCGACAGCCTCGCGATCCACGTTGAGCGCCGCATCGGCATTCGCGCGCACTTCGTCCGGAATATCCTTGTGGAAGGAGAAGCGGTTGGCGAAGTAGCTCGGCGTATTGTCGAGCGTGTAGCCGCCGCCGGCGCTCTCGGTGCCGGGAGCGCGGAGGGCCATCTCGTCGCGGTTGAAGTCGCCACGGTTGTAAACGTAGTAGCGATCCGCCTGCTTCGAGACCGAGATGTTGGGGAACACTTTGGAGGCTACGAAGTTGTTTGCGTTCTGAAGGAACGCGATTGAGATGTTCGTCAGTGGCGTATTGACGTGTACATCGCCGGGAGTGGGTGTCATGTTTGAGACTCCTTAGATTTTCAGACGACGTTACGCCAGCGCGGCGAACGGATACGGGTTGACGAGGACAGGGATGATGTCGTTCGCCGCCGCCGTGGCGAGGGCGATGCCGATCACCGCGTCGCCAGCGGTTGCCGCCGCGATGGCGAGGCCGTTAGCGTCCGCCGTCACTCGCGCGCCGGCTGTGATGACGCCAGCGGCGAGGCACTTGGAAACGCCGCCATAAGCGACGGTGGCAGCCTGACCGGCAGCGGTCGGCTTGTTCTGGAGGACGCCGCACACGAGCGCCGTGGCGTTCGCGAGGGCGACTTGTCCAGATGAGTTGACGGTGACCAGCTTGTACTGGTGCGTGCTCAGATCCGCTGCGGCCGGGATCGAGAACGTCTCGGTGTTGTTTTCATAAGCCATTGAATGGGCTCCTTGTTCGTTGAGGTTGGCTTACGCGGCGCGGCGCTTCGAGATGTAGGCGCTATAGAGGGCGGGGTTCATGACCAGCGCCTTCTCATACGCCTGCTCGAATGACATGCCGGAGTTAGCCTTGCGGATCTCTTCGGCCTTGGCTTTCAGCAGCGACTCAGGGTCGCCTTCCGGAGCAGAGTCAGAGCCCATCGCCCGGAACAGATCGGACTTCTCAGCAACTTCGCCTGCGCCCTTCAGGATGCCTTCGAGAGCCTCGACGTCAGCCTGAGTCGTCGTGCCCTTGGCGATGCGGAGCATCAGGGGGCCGACAATGTTGGCGTCGCCGATCTTGTAGGCGCGAGCCTTCGCGATGGCCTCGGTCGTCTCGGCCTTCTCGCGCATTGCGGTCAGTTCCGCCTGCGCCGCCTTGGCGATGGCTTCGCTATCTTCCAGACGCTTGCGCACCTTGGCGGGCAGCGACTTGAAGAACGCCTCTTCCGCGTCGTCGTCGTTTGATCCAGCGCTCTTGCGCACGGTGTCGATCTCGGCGTCTTTCGCCTTGATGACTTCGTGAGCGTCCGCGAGGGCGGCCTCTGCCTCATCGACGCGCTTCGTGAGCGTCGTCAGCTTGGCTTCGGCGTCCTCAAGAGCCTTGGACAGTGCTTCGATGTCCATCTCGTACTCCTTGAGTGAAGCGGCAGCCAAACCGGCTGCGTCGTCTACCGGAAACCCTCCGGAACGGGTGCGCTCGACGCGCTTGTCGATCTCATGGGCGGCTTGCTTGAGCTTTTCGAGGTCGTCCTCGGACTCTTCGTCGTCGTACTCCTCGTCGCTCTCCTCCGCTTTGGGCATTTCACCGGCGGGAGACGGCTTCTTCTTGGCTTTGACGATCAGGACTCGCGCCTGCTCGTTTGCCGGATCGTCGACGAGGCTGATCTCATCGATGACCATGTCGGAAATTTCAGTGGCCATTTAGGACTCCGCTGCTTTGCGACGTCCGCGCCCGCCAATGGAGAAGGCGCGCAGCTCGCCAGACTTCACTCGCTTCTGGATGGCCGGATCGTTGATCTTCATGCCGATCCACCACCCGCGCTTTCCGTCGCTCATGCCGACCGCTTTCGCGAACGCATCGTCGATGATCACGCTCTCGACGACCTCTCCTACCTGCGAGCCACCGTGCATCGCCTTCGCGACGCGAGCGTCCGTGATGAACCGATGAGCGGCCTTACGAAGCTCTCCCATTTCGATGAGATCGCCCTGATGATCTGTAACCCGCTCGCCCTTGTCGACTATCACGGAGGCCCAGCCGCGCACGTAGCGACCGACTGCGTCCGCCTTCTCGAACTCGAACGTCCAGCCGATGCTCATCCGACCTCGCGGTGTCTCTCTGGTGATACTCGATCCGCAATCGCTGCGGTCTGATCTGCAGGCGTAACACGAGCAATCCGGCCACGAAAGAGTTAGGCCGTCGATAAATGGAACAGACCGCGCCTCGCGTATCTCTCTCGCGATACTCGCGCTGAATGTATGCACTAGACGACGCGACGACGCCGTGCGTTTATCGCGTACCTGACACGCTGACACGGAGAGATCACATGCCTCGCGCGCTGGTCGTGAATTTTGGTCCTGAGACGCTCAAGCTCGAAGCGCAGACGCGCGACGAGCGCGGCCAGTACATCGAGAAGGGTGAGCGCACGATCCCGCCCGGGCAGTCGCGCTACGTGACCATCTCCGAGGGCGAGAGCGCGCAGCTAATCGTGCTGCCGCTCGCCGATGACCCGCAGTAGGCCGTCGGCAGCCTAATTATCACGAAGAAGTGATTTGGACGCCGCGTGTAACGTCGCGGTGTAACCTTTCTGATAACCGCAGGCAGCGTATGTCTGACATGCGCTTCGGCGCAGATGTTTGACAATCAGCGGGGCGGGCACGGCTGGCACCGTGGACCCCGCCCCTAACCAGAGAAAGGATCTGGATATGCACGCCTATACACAAGATCGGGCGCTGTGGGCAAGCAACGCCCTCATGTGGCTCGCCATCGCCTTCGGAACGCTGCCGTGGTGGATCGACGCCACCGCAAGCGGAAGCATCACGGAGCACCCTGTAGCGTGGATCGTCGCCGGCGGGATCTCCGCCGCGCTGATCTCGGTCTCCCTCATCCTCAGCGGATGCGTCCTGCGCTTCGCCGAGTGCATCGAGAAGCACCACACGCTGACGGCCGGACTCACGGTCGGGCTCGGAGCGGTGCTGGTGCTGATCGAAGCCGGGATGACGCACGCCGGACTCGCTTGGCTCGACGCGCGGCAGGATCTCGGCCCTGATTGGGGCCTGTGGCTGGCCTCATTCGG